AAGCCATCTGACATGAACTTTGTTTCTAGCATCTACTACATTAAATAATACAGGATACTCCTGAATAATCTTGTCTAGTTCTATTTTAGATCTCCTTAAAAATGTACGCTTATCACGTTCATCATCTAACATTGATGGACAACCTAGCATCCATATACGACCAGAAGTATCTGATTCAGGTATTACACCCCACATCCCCATTTGATGTCCATGCCTGCTAACCATAGTCATACAGGGATTACTCTTAAAAAAGCAGTAGAACAAACTAGCTATGGGTGTTAGTCCTGATTGTGCTCTGATCTCAGCTATATCTTCTTCTCTCATGTTTTCACCAATAGCTCTAATATCTTCCAAGCAAGTACGTCTTTGATAGGCTACATTCTTTTCGCTCTCGTATGATAGAACCCTTCCCATTCGGCTGATTGGAATCGACAAGGTAGTGGACTTGTAGAGGATATAACTATCTTAGTATCTATATTGCTTGCCATCACAGGAACACGGAAAGTTCCTGTAAGAATTGGGAGATCTCCGATAAGTGGAGGAGCTTCACCAACAATGATTCCGTTGTATGGATAAGTGTTTGTGTCTCTACTAGCAGGAGTAACTTTCAACTCAAAAGATGACGACTCATCAAACAAGACAGTCCATGTTCTCATCTGTAGTTTCGGCCCTGCTGCTATTGCAACACCGCCACCAGTGGGTTCTTCTTTTACATAAGGAGTGCTGAACTCATAGGTCATTTCATATCTTTCACCTATAAAGAAACGTGGTGTTTTACCACCTACTTGAGTCTTTAAGTCTCCAGGTACTGTGATTGAGTTAGAAGTAGACAAGTCAGGTAAAGGTTCAATAACTTGTCCATGCCTTAGAAGAGTATTACCTGCTTCGTGTCTCCCAACTACCACCATCTGTGATCCTGCTGCTATTGGATAAGGAAGAGTGATAGTTGTTTGAACTCCTAGTGCACCAGGGTTAACAAGTGCTGTTGATAATCCTGTCTCTGATTCTGTTGTCTTTCTATCTAACAGGATTTCCATCTCTGTACCTGCGTCTACATTCTCAGGTCTTATAATTAGATGCTCTAAATAAACACCATCACTGTATTCAACAACTGCATATAGATCGCTATCAACAATACCTGCTCCTATTATTTTCTTAGCACCAGCATCTGCCTTTACTTCCCAGTAAGACCATGCTGATTGAAGTTTAGTGTCGTCTTCATAGAAGAATTTATATATATACATCCTCCCTGGTTGATCCTTGCTAATTAGAATTAATGCTTCTTCTGATACTGAGGCAGTAAAACTACATAAATTACCTGGCAAGTAACGAGGAATACTTGCAGTTATATCTTCTGATAAAGGAATTGCACCACTGGAGTCAGGTAGAAAGAACTCTCTTACACCTGAGAAGTTATTTCCTTTTGGTATAGGGAAGTAAAGGTTACGACCAACAGCAACAGGGTCAACAGTGTCAGCCATATCAAAGGTTGTCATTGCTGTAATGGTTGCAGTCCTTGGTGTTAAAGAAGAACCGACATTAATACCTGCATCTAACCTGAACTGTCCATGCCTACTGAATAAGAGAAGAGTGTTAGCAAATGCGACTGCTGAGACAAGGAAGTTAATAGAAGTACCACCAGTGCTTAGATCTACTGGGTCACTATCTACAACAGTTTGGACAGTCTCAGGCCAAAACCTTTCAAAGTCACCACCTGCACTAAGGATGACATTTTCATCTGCTAGTAGTACCAGTCTGTTTCTAAACAGGTTGATGTTTTGTATATAGCTATCGACAAAAGAAGGGTTAGGTGCTGTTTCTGTGTCACCAGTTATCCGCCCACTCCATCCTGCGGTTCCAGAATGTGTCTTAAATTCAAAGGTTACAGTCCCATTTGCTGCCACATTCCTGACTAGGACATGAGGCATTGTTGTTGCGTTGAACTTGTATTCAATACCAGGTGCAACTGTTTCTTTCCACGTTCCATCTCCGAAACTACCAGCAGTACCTGCTATCGTGTTGAACTTGACATAGTAATCATCTAATTCAGTCGCCTTACTTCCTTGCACTTTGACAATAAAGCCATGCTCTCCAATGGTCGGCAAATCACTCATATCATCAACAACGTCTTTAATAGTTCTGGTATCTTCTCCAGTTCTATTGTCTTTACTACTTAAGGTGTAAGCACCTCCATCATCTTTAGTAATGCGAACGATGTAGTCGGTGCTGGTAACAGTAAAGCCACTGACACCACCAGCCGTATTCTTGTCAAGGAGATTTGCTAATTCTTCAGCAATCGTGACGTTAGATAGTGTTGGGTTATAAATGACAGTGCAATTACCAGAGGCACTACTGGATTCAGCAACTGTGTATTGGAATTGATTGGTACTACCACCTGGAACTGTGATCGTGTATTCACCAGCTACTCCTACATTGTCAGTATCACTACCAACAGGGAACGACATCCTGACTTTATCCCCTGTTGATAAGCCATGATTATTGGCTGTAACCGTGACGGTTGTGCCGCTAGTACTAAAGGATGCAGGTGTTTCCCTGCCTCCTGCTGGCATTGTCTTAAATACTTTTGTTGTGCCGTTTATAGTAATGCTGTACTCAGTGTCATAGTTAGCTGCTTTTATAAATACCATCGACTTTGTTCCCCATACAGGAGACAAAGCAGTGTCGTCCATTATTACTTGCGTTTCTCTATTAACAATAAATGTAAAGTCAGCAATACTTGCAACTCTGATTCTTTCAGATGGAGAACTTGTGCCGTTTAAATAATCAAGAGTGCTAGTGCCCTCTGGTGTGCTTGGGTCGTATGTTGTTCCGTCTAAGTCGCATACCTTAATAGCTGGCCCACTACTTGTCTCGTAAACAATAATCATATATTGAACTACTCCATCCCTATCGACCATGTGAATAAAAGGTCGATTAGTTCCGTTTGCATTTAATGCCGTACCAGTAAACAGCCTCTTAATGTGCTGCATTGGTGGACGTTTCTTTAATCCTTCGACTGGACTGGGCAAGCAATTGATTACAGTTTCTGCCTGTGATGCCAGTCTTAACGCAGGTGGCTGTTGACTAACCCCATTAATGAGATTGGGAATAGAGGAACTAACTAAAGGCATCTACCTAAGAACAGTACGACTTGGTTGGTATGTCTGGAATACTCCCGTGTGATTAGGATTACCTCTGATCATATTGTGATCTCCTGCATTAGTTTCTTCTTCTAAGAATTGTGCTCTTGCTTCTGCTTCTGCTGTGATATTTATCTGACTTAGATCTGCACTACCTAGTATTTG